CGATATTGTTATTAAGGCCCTGAAACGTATTGAGTCTGAAGGTTCTGAAAGGTTAGCCCAGGCTTTAGACGGCCCTGCGGCAAAGATTAAAGAATTTCAAAACGCAACTGAAAACGTACAGGTTGCATTAACAGAAACGGTTGTCCCTGAGTTAAGCAAATCTTTTGTTATTCTTGCGGAAATTATTGAGGATTTAAAGCCTGTAATTAAAGGTGTTGGTGAATTTGCAGCGCGAATATTAGGAGGGGTTGCTGGCACAATTGAACGTATTCGTGACCCGAACAAGCTTGCATCAGAAAAACGGACAGCCGAAGTAAACAGGTTGATGGCAAAGGGTATTTCTTTGCGTCGCCTTACTGGAAGTGGCATGTCAAACCTTGGCCCTGGCTATGCAGCGCAAGAACTTGCATTGTCTGCGGCTGCTGGCAGCCCATCCGTAACGGACCCTAATAAACCAACTTCAATTATTAAGCCACCAGGGAGTACAGCAAAAACAGACCCATTAGCAAGTCTTAGAAGTCAAATTGACGCACTAAAAGAAGGTGTTTTTTTGGCAAAAACTCGCAGCGAAGAAGAAGAAAAGCAGCAGCAATTATTAATTGATATTGGCAACCTTACTGCGATCAGAACTGATGACAATGCTGCGTTAGTTGATGAAGCGATCAAGTTAACTGGCGAGCTGTTTTATCAAACTGAATTACAAGAAACAGCAGCTAAAACAGAGGCAGAACGCAAAAAAATTGCAGAAGAGGCTCAAGCAGCGCAACAAAAAGCTCTAGAAGCCTATGAGAAAAAACTAGAAGAGGTTGACGCTACTTTCCGAAATAGCGTTGTTGATGGCATCATGGCCGCAGTAGAAGGAACTAAATCACTGTCTGATTCCCTTGTCGGCGTAATCAAACAGATGGCAAGGCTGATTCTTCAGCAGAAGCTAATGAACGCACTTAAGGGCTTTAGCTTCACAAGTTTCTTTGGCGGCTTCTTTGCTGATGGTGGTCGCCCGCCTGTTGGTCGCCCTTCAATCGTTGGTGAACGCGGCCCTGAGCTGTTTGTGCCTGGTCGCTCTGGAACGATTGTTCCAAATCACGAGCTTGGCGGTGGTGGCAGCACCAGCGTTGTCGTAAACGTCGATGCCAGCGGTACTAACGTGGAAGGCGATGAAGGCTCATCACGTCAGCTTGGCGCTCTTGTTGGCGCTGCTGTTCAGACTGAGTTAATCAAGCAGCAACGACCTGGAGGACTCTTAAGCCGATGACAGCTAGCTGGGACTCATCTGTAAATTTGCAGCCGTCTTACGGCACGACAAAGGCCAGCCAGCCGATTGTCCGTCAAGCACAGTTTGGCAGCGGTTATCAACAGGTCGGCAGCCTTGGCATTAACCAAAACCCGAAAAGTTTTTCGTTGTCTTACAACCTGTCAGAGGCAGAGTCAGACACAGTGGAAACGTTTTTAGATGCTCGTGGTGGCACTGAGAAATTTATTTTTACGCCACCAGGTGAAAGCAGCAGCATCAAGGTGCGTTGCGCTAGCTGGAACAAAACGATGACAACCAAGGGCCGCGTTCAGTTGACCACAACTTTTGTTCAGGTGTTTGAAGCATGAGCACGCCGCAGTCAATTCAAGAGCAGCTTCAGTCCTTGGAGCCGTCAGCAATTATCGAGCTGTTTCAGCTTGAGCTAACGGAAGCCGTCAACGGTGTTAATCAGACGTATTACTACCACGCAGGAACAAATGAACTGACGGCTGATGTTGTGTTCAATGGCTTGACGTATGCAGCCACGGCGATCGAAATAGAAGGTTTTGCAACCGCAACTAAAGGCGTATTGCCTCGTCCAACGATGCGGATCGCAAACATCAGCAATGCCATCTCAGCGTTGTTGTTGCTTTACAACCCACTGCAAGCGAAAGTTACACGGATTCAAACGTGCAAGAAGTTCTTGGACGCTGTGAACTTCACAGGTGGCACAAACGCAACCGCTGATCCAACCGCAAAGTTTGAGGACCAGATTTATTACATCGATCGAGTAGCAAGCGAAAACCCGATGATGGTTGAGTTTGAGTTAGCCAGCAAGCTCGATTTAATCAACGTGGCGTTGCCACGCCGTCAAGTGCTTGAGCATTGCCCATGGGTTTACCGCGAAGACAGCACCTGCGGCTACAAGGGCAAAAAGTTTTTTGACATCAACAACAATCCGACGACTGAAGCTAACGATGTCTGCGGAAAGCGTTACACCAGTTGCACGTTGCGTTTCCCTGAAGGCGATCTCCCGTTCGGAGGTTTTCCAGGTGCCAGACTTCAGATGTGATGCCGAGGCTCATGCAGCCAGGTCTTACCCAAATGAGTGCTGCGGCCTTGTTGTCAATGGTGAGTATTGGCCTTGCCGCAACACAGCAGAAGTGCCGACCAGCACGTTTGTGCTTGAGCCGCGTGATTATGCGGTCGCTGCAATCATGGGCAAGGTTGAAGCTGTGGTTCATTCGCACCCAGAAGGTGGGCCAGCAAGTGAATCAGATCAAGCTGTGTGCAGCCAAGGTTCCGTGCCTTGGCATATTTGGCGTATGCCTCAACGCGAATGGTTAACTATCAATCCTTGATCGGCCGCCAGTGGGAGTACGGCAAAGCTGACTGCTTCACACTGGTGCGCGATTGGTTCAAGCTGCAAGGTGTTGAGCTGCCGGACTACGAGCGGCCAGAAAGCACGCAAAGCTGTGAAAGCATCTTTCTTGAAGAGGCAGAACGCATTGGATTCAAGCCAGTGACGTTACAGACGCGTCAACCTGGCGACGTGCTGATCATGCGGATGGGTACACGAACACCAATGCACGCAGCGGTGCTGTTGCCAGATGAAAGGATCTTGCATCAACAACGTGATTCGCTAAGTGCGGTCATTCCGCTTAGCAGATATTATTTGACAAGGGTTGCGGCGGTTTTTCGATATGCAGCAAGTCGTTCGACTGCTGGGTGATTTAGGCGAGCGGTATGGCGCTGAGCACGCTTTTTATAACCTTCGCACGCCTGCTGATGCGATCAAGCTGCTGTCTATCAACTATCCAGAGTTCAAGGCTGAGCTGATTACTGCCCACGAAAAGGGAATTGGCTACCGCGTACTACAGGCTGGCGTTGACTTAGAGCTTGATGAATTGCGGTTACCGATCGGTCAAAACGATTTGATCATTACACCTGTTCTTGTTGGTCAGGAAGGAGCGGGGAAAGTTTTCGCAGGTATTGGTCTGATCGCTATATCGTTTTTACTGCCTGGTGCTGGTTTGTTCGGCACTGTTGGCTTGTTTGGCGCTGGTGCCGCTGGCGTTGCTGGCATTTCAACCACCGCTGTTTTAACCGCTACGGCGGTCGGCACGGCATTGTCTGTAGCTGGCGCAAGCATGATTCTTGGCGGAGTGACGGAGATGCTGTCGCCACAGCCAGATATAGGAGGCGGTGTCGGCACCAGAGATGATTTACGAGCAACGCGACCAGAGTCAGTCAATCGCGGCGCTGATGGGCAGCAGTCTTACGCCTATCTCGGAGCGCAAAATACGGTCGGCGTTGGCGCAACGATTCCGGTGGCCTATGGCAAGGTGCTGATTGGTTCGCACGTCATCTCGGCAGACGTTGATGTTGCTGATGAGTCTGACCCGCTCAAAACAACAACAAGAACACCAGGGGCAGATACGGTCACAGTTCAAGGCAATAAGCTCGAGTTCGGCGCACGCAGAGATGACATGGCGCGTTGGAATAGCGTGCATTTCTTGAATAATCGATCAAACACTGCTGCAGATACATTTATTGACCCCAAAAAAGACGACGAACTAACTGCTGCTAACAATTTTCGCCTTGAGTTCAGTGAAGGCCCGACAAAAGATCCTAATGAGTATTTTGTTTTTCTTGAAGTAAACAAGTTGTTTGAACTTGTAGGCCAAACAAAAACCGATGGATTTATTAGCTACCAGATTGAGTCAAGACGCCAAGACACTGACGATATTCATGCCAGAACAGGTGGCACAATACAAGGTCTCATAACAGAGCCCTATCGTTGGTATC